ACAAGCTCTTCAGAGGCTACCTTGGCAATGCCATAGGGGTCTTGAGGCTTTGGCCTGTAGTCCTCGCGGAAAGGGGTCTCCTGTGCCCCGTAGCGAGCCATTGAGGAAAGATAGACAAACCGCTTGACCTTGGCGTTTACAGCCGCCACAAGGGCGTTGGTGGTCGCTTGAGTGGTGTTGCTGACTACGAGTGACGGGCTGAATACAGACAAGCCCTCATAAGCGGTGCAAGCAGCGTGAATGAATAGGTCAGCGCCCTCGGTGACTTCCTGTAAGAAGTCAAGGTCTTTTACAAGATCTAACTCTGAGAACATAATGCCGTCTGGCACATTCTCTAAGTAGCCGCCGAGCAGGTTGTCTATTCCGACAACTTCCCAGCCCTCTGCCAAAAAGCGGTCAGCTAAGTGAGAGCCCAAGAATCCTGCGACTCCTGTGATTACTACTTTTGCCATGCGTTATCTCTGATCCTTTGCAGGTTCCAGCGACCTTCAGAAAAGTCCTGAGTGTTTATCTTGTTGTGATAGTAATCAGAATTTGAACCATAAGACTTTGCATTACCTCTGGCATACACCTCTCCTCCATTTATTGTGCTTGCGTTATCGTGGTGAACATCAACTAAGGCTTTGTAAACCTCAAAGCCGGCATTGGTCACGCGGCGCTCGTAGTCGTTATCTTCAAAATAGATTGGGTAAATAGACTCATCAAACAAACCAACATTTTGCACCAATTCCTCGCCAAGACTAAAAGCCTGGTAGAACGGAAAGGTGTGAGTTAGCGTCAGCCTGTTAGGTGCAGAAGCATCGCTTAGGGCCTGTAATGCGCCAGGTCTGAATTGAGTATCTGCTGCTGTAAAAGTCCAGTAGGCTTCAAATGGAAAACACTTGATACCAAAATTCCAGCTTGCCGCCACGCCTAGATTGCTCGGCAGATGTAGCACTCTAGCGTCAACCCATGCTGGGACTTTCAGGGTTTCTAACGCATCGCCGTTGTCTAGGACAAGAAGCTCAAGCGGAATGTCAATAGAGTCAACCATTCGCTGGAGCAGGTCATAGCGATTTAGGACAGGAACAATCAGCTTCACTTCAGATGTTCCTTGATAAATGGAATCCACTTTTCAAGCCATACAGTCTCAGCGTCAAACTGCTTAGCAAACTTGCGGCTAATTTCGCTGTGTGATCCGTTTGCCTTGGTGTCCTCGTAAGCGTTTTCAAAAGCCTGAGCGATTGAGCCAATGTGCGGAATCTTGAACCAAGCAAGCTGAGCCTCATCCCAGAACAACTGACCGGTGACTAAGTAGCCATCCTCAGCAACTAGGTCTTTTGGCCCTGACCAGTTGATTGCAATGACTCGCTTGCCACAGGCCTGTGCTTCCATAATAGGTAGCTCATAACCGCCGCCGTAGGAGAGCTGAGCAACAACATCCGCTGCTGTGTAGATTGCAGCAAGTTGCTCGCGCTCGTAACCGTAACGGTAGTCAATCGGGTTTGGGAATAAGACTGAATCCATTGGCAACCCAGCGGCGGAGGCTAGGCGTGGTAGGTGGAAACCTCCGTAGATCCCCGTTGGCTCGGTGTGGATGTAGAGATAAGCGTTTGGGACTTTCTTGCGGAATACAGCAAAGGCCATTAGCAGCTCGGCAAAAGCTTTGCGGTGAATTGACTTATTGGCTTTGTTGGCGCTGTTGACAACAATCAAGAAGTCATCGTCTTTGATGTTTAGGAATCTGCGGGTTAGCTGTCCCTCAATCGTTTCTGTTGGCTTGAAGATGTGCGTGTCAATAGCGTGTGGAATGTAGGTGGACTCAATGCCCACTTCTGCCATCTGCTCAACACCAAACGGGGCCATTGCGATTGGTAGCACATTTGGCTTGTCCAGCCAATTCTTGACAGCAGGTGGCATAGATACATGATCAAGTGGAACCCAGCTTGCAATCTTAGGAATCTTGTCAAACTCAGGATTGGTGAGAATCCAAACATCTGCAAGAGTCACCAGCAGACTTGGCTTGCCTAGGTGCTGTGAGATGTGATGAGCATGAGCAACAGGAGTTGAGTCATTGCTGTATAGATCAAGACCGCGAGCGTATTCAGGGATTTTGCCAAAGGGAGTTTCGATTGTGCCGTTTGCACCCTCGCGCCCATAGTTGCTGACTGAAGCGACATCTATGCCATGACGCTTCATTCGGGTCACTACTTCCCAAGACTGCTGACCATAGCCTGTTGCCTGGTTGATGCCGTTGGAATACCAACTGATTGCACCTTCAATTTGCTGCTGCTTTTTAGGGTTGCCCATTTCTAACCTTTCGTCATTTCTCAGAGTAGCAGAAAACCCCCGACATTTCTGCCGAGGGTTCTCTGGTGTCTAGTAGAAACTAGGCGGTTGCACCGATGTAGTGCTTGATTGCAGAGGTGTCCATTAGGTCACCATCAACGCGAATCTGGAATCGGTAGTTGATCAGTCCTAGGTTGAACTGGTAGTCAGCGGACTGAGCTACATTCAAGCCACCTGCCACGCGAACGCGGTAGGAGTCCCAGTCTCCAGCAAGGATTGACTTTGCAGAGGTTCCAGAAGCCATTGCTGGGTTCTCGATTAGTGGGCGACCAATTAGGGTGTCAGGAGTTCCCGCAGATAGAGCCGGTTGGAAGAGATATTGACCGGTTGTGTCTTTGAGCTTTCTGATGCTAGAGATGGTGGTTGGCGAAGCCATGAACGCAAAGTTCGCAGCAGCGCGCACAGCACCGTCTAGTGAGTAGTAAAGGTCGATGATGTTGTCACCGGTTGGCAAACCTGCTGCCGCCGTTCCAGTCACACCGAGGGTGGATGCCGTAACTGCTCCATTTGGAGCGTCTGAGCCCGATCCTGTGGTGAGAGCAGTATTGACGGTGAACCCGATGGTGTTACCACCTGCGCGAGCAAGTTCAGCCTCTAGGTTCACGCCGCTGTCGCTTAGTAGCTCTTCAGCTACGGCGACAAGGAACGCGTTCTTATAGGCTCCCAATACAACAGAGTTGAAGGTTGGGTCAGAAGCAGCAATAGTGCCACCTGCTGCAACCTGCGTTGCGGTGCTGTAAGCGGTTAGGGTTGGGAAGCGGATGTCCTCACCAGATGCGGTGTTGAGCAAGTTGCTAACGCGCAACATTGGGCCAACTTCGCGGGCCTTCTGCCAAACCTGGTCAAAGAAGGTTACAGGAACCAAGTTTGCGTTTGGGGTCAGGGTGCGGAACTCGTGTGAGCGAACTTCGCCGCGCGCGATTGCGCGTAGTAGGTCGCTGTCTGATGCTGATGCACCAGTTGCGATCTCAAAACCGCGAGCAAGCTCGGCGGCCTTAGCCTCGCGCTCTTCGATCTTGCGAACATTGTCAATAGCGGCAGCGCGCTCGTCAAGCTCTGAGTTGATGCGGTCAAACTGAACCTGCTCTTCAGCAGTCAGGTCACGCTTTTCAGAAGTTGCCTGGTCTAGTAAAGCCTTTGCAGACTCCCAAGCCTTAGCGCGAGCCTCAGTCTGGGCCTTGATAAAGGTCTCGGACATGATTCTCCTTAGATTAGATGATTGTTTATTCAGCCGAGCTAACTCAGAACTGTGACGCTGGTGCTAACACTCAAGCGTGTTTCTATTCTAATACATCAGGGTAAAGGAAAACCCTGCCACTAGAAAGGGGAAAAGAGTGGCAGGGCGAAACCCGAAGCTTGGCAGAGTCTAGCGAACTTCCTCTGGCTTGGTTACGCGGGTTTCCTTTGTCGCGGCTGGAGCAATAGCCGCAGTCTGTGGAGCATCAAGGGCAACAATAGCGTCAGCCCAAGTCTCTGCAAGGTCAAAGATTACGCCAGAGATTGGCTCACCTGCAACCTTGAGAATTGTGTCTTTGATTTGTTCTTTGCTTGCCATGATTAGATCCTTTTCAATAGCAGGTCAAGTTGCTTCTGCTTTACAGCGAGCAACGATGGCTGAGGTTCCTCAGTAGCAGGTTCCTCTGGAGTTGGTGCAAGGCGCTCAACAACTGACTTCATAAGCTCAGCCTGGTCAGGGGTTAGGTCTGCACCTTCCTCAATCTTGAGCATGACATCTGCTAGTTCGTCAGCATCAACAGAAGCTCGCTGAGCTACCTTGTCAAGACCGCGCACAGTTGCCTCAGTTTGAGGATAAGCGGGCCAAACGACAAGGCTAGTCTCAAATAGCCTGACAGATTTTAGGCGGCGCTCTGTGCCTTCTGAGTTCCAAGAGTCTTTGATGACATTGAAGCCAAAAGACATCTTGCCCACAATCTTTTCCCTAAGTAAAACTGAGAGGTCTTTTCCTAGGGTGGTCATGGGCAGTCTCGCCTCTACTCGCAAACCAACTTCATCCTCAGTCAGCTTCATAGTGCCTGAGCGAGTTGATGCTAGTGGCTGTCCGGCATCGTGGTTCCAGAGCAGCATCACATCGTTGCGAGACTTGAGCGAGCGGCTAAAAGCACCGCGCTCAACATACTCAACAAAGCCACCAAGGTTCTCTGAAGGCTGGTCGAACTTAGCGGCGTAACCGACAAAGGTCATACCATCGCCCTCTTCGCGGATCTCAAAGGTTGTTTCAAAGTCGCGGGTTTCGCGGTTAGACATAGTTTGTTTCCGTTCCTGTTCAGCATCTAGCCTAGCAACTACACCCTCGGCGTAGGCTTGAGCCCTTTCAGCACCCCTGCGGTTCGCTGGAGCACCCCATAAAAGCATTGCGACAACACCAGCAGAAGGATACTCAGGGCTATCAGGCTGAGCACTAGGAGAATCCAAGTCAACCAAATGACGCGCGATCCAAGGCGCGATAAGCCGCCACTTACGCTCTGTAACTTCGCCTGAAGCCATAGCTCTAGCATCAGCGATTGTTTGGTCAACCAGTCCATCGCCACCCTTTCCCTCTGCGTAAAACTCTAGCCCTCTGCGAGCGGCTGCCCTCATGTAAGCAGGAGGTGTCAAATCAACTGCTCGCATTTCTTCAAAGTCATCATAATCTTCTGATTCATCGGGCTGCCAAGCGTTGCAATAGTAACCGCCATCAACAAACTCTTCCCATTTCTCACACCATGCTTTGTCGCCAGCCTGATTGACTCTTTCCTCATTAAAGAAGTAGCAGTTGCCACAGGCGCGGCCTTCAGGAACATCGTCTGCGAGTGCAGGTCTG